GCTGTCAAGCTGTAAGGAAATCATGAGAGCGATGTCGATGTTCTCCATCTCTTTGTCTGAACACTCTCCGATATACGTTCCGATGCGTTCTGTCGATACCGAATAGACCTGCTCACATAAAACGGTGCTTGGTCTGCCTGTCGACCTCACTGTCACATGTGTCGGGAGGTCTGTTTTCGGCTGCGTGGTCATATATACAACCTCAACGACATTGCTGTTCTCATTATTCTTGTCATTGCTTACAACGACCGCCGGACGGTCGGAGTGCTGTTCGCTCCCGTTATACGACACCCCCCCTCTGCTGATATAGAACATTTCGCCTCTCTTGATGTTATTCATCACAATTCCTCCTTTTTTATCACTCTGTACAGTCTTTTCGCCTTGATATATTCCTTGTATTCTTCATCGGTCATCATCACAATATTTGTTTTGTCCTTTATATCTTCCGCAAACTGTTCTTTGCTTTTTCCGTACACATCCGCACCAAAAATCCGCAGATGTTCAACTAAAGTCTTTCCTCTGATGATTCCCTCTCTGATAATTTTTCCGTCCTCCGTTTCTGTGTCCTCAAATCTTTTCAATGTGTAATTCAGTGAGAACTCCATTGCTGCCAAAATTGGGTCTTTTATCTCTGTCATTCTACGCCTCACCGTCTTTCATGAGTTTGGTTGCCATGATGCAATATCCGTCCTCAATTCCGGTGTAGTCCTCAAGAATATACGTCACAAGCACCTTGACCATGCGTCCGGTGTTCTTCCCGTCTGCAAATTCCATCATTTCGAGGATGTCGCCTTTTTTGTATCCTCTGTCATTCTTTCGGAGTTCAAATGTCTTGATTCCGTTTGCCACATCATCGAAATAAGACTTTGCAAGGCGTATCTGATGCACTTTCTGTCCGGTCTCCTGTGTGTCTGATGGGAGGTTCTGCATCTTCTCCTCCTGTTCCATCTCACGGAGTTTTTTCTTTGTCTCACGGTCGATTGCATCCTGTTCCTCTGAATACCTCTGTTCGTCGGTCTTGTATGCCTCTGCACGGTTCTTGTACTGGTCGCATGAGGTACATGTTCCGGTCTTAACATTGCAAGTCTCATATTCGGTGCAGGAATAACAGAGAGATGTGATTCCCTCCGGATGAGGTGTCTCATAATCGTCGCCCGCTCTTGCCTCCGGAGGATTCATGCCGTTTTCTTCCGTGTCGGATTCTGACACCTGCTGCCCTGCTGCTTTCGCCTCTTTCATGTCTTTCACTTCTTTGTGTGTCAGTTCTCCGGTCTCTGAAAATTTCCCCAGTGTCTCACGCTGTTCATCCTCCGTCATTCCGCTCAATTCATAAGCTGCGGAGAATGTGAGGCGTTCTTTCTTGAGTTCCTCTTTCCATTCCGGAATCAGATTGTTATTGATTGCCTCAATCTGTGCAATCTTTGTTTTGCTCACATGCAGCATTGAGGAAATCACATCCCTCAATCGTCCGGATTGTAGGTCATATCCCTTGATTTTCTTTCCTGCTGCTTTCATACGCTCAAGAGATGCCTTGAGGCGTGTTTCCTCCTCAATCATGTCTGAAATGGTCTTTGAGCGGTATGAGTTGGCGATGATGATTTCAACCTGCTCCTCGTCATCGTCCTGCGGTGTGGTCAATTTACTGGTTGCAAGTTCAAAATCTTTATATCCCTTTGATACGAGGTACTTGAGAGCCTCCCACCGCCTTTCACCTGCGACGATTCTGTATTCGCCTTTTTCGCACGGTGCATATACAAGTTCGAGGTTCTGTTTCAAACCGGACAGGAGGATGTCTCCTGCCAGTTCTTCGATGTCTGCAACACTATAAAAATTCATGTCATTGCGGTACATCTTGAAAATTGAAATGTCCTTTGTGCGGAATCTCGCTCTCGGAGATTCGTCAATCCCTGCTTTGCTGTTCTTGTTGAGTGCGTCTTTCACGCTGAATCCTGCTGCCATCTGTTCACCCTCCTGTTATTACTCTGTGAGTTTCTGTTTTTTTGTCTCGGTACGTTCGACATTGATTTCGCCTTTGCTATTCTGCGAAATAGAGGCTTTCACGCCTCCACGGAGGTTCAACGTGACCTTTGCCAGTCCTCCGGTGTAAATCTCCTCGACTGCTGCCTTGAGAATCTTCACAATCCCCTCTCCGCATCTCTTGTCCGGTGTTGCTGCCTCTCCGAACAGTGCAGCGACGTTCTGCATCGCCTTTTCTTTCCTCTGTTTCTCTTTCTGATACTCAACCGCATCTGTGCAGTTACATGTCATTGTTGCCTGTTCCTCTGCCTGTGCTGCTGTCAGTTCTTCGTCTGCCTCAATCTGCGTCATTTGACCGCAGAATCTGCATTTTGCTGTTTTCACGATGTTTCCCATGTGCTTTCCTCCTTTTTACTCGACAAATTGTTCGGCTTTGAATCTGTCTCCCATGTCCATGAAATAATTGTATAAAAAATCTTTCTGATGTTTTGTCAGTGCTTTCATGTTTGTCACTATATATCCGGCATATCCGGACGGATTGTGAATCAGACAATATCCTTTGACCTCTGAAAGAAAATCACGCATGAGGTGTCCGATTTCATTGTCTCCGGATTCTTTCACCCATTTCCAATACTCATCCGTGAACCCTTTTCTTTCGCATATCTGTTCCGCTGATTCTTCATGCGTTCCGAACGGTGATTCCGTGAAAACGCCTGTCGGAGACAACCACCCGAACTCTTTTGTCTCGGTTTTCTGCTGTTCCTGCTCTTTTTGTGCTTGATTTGGCATTATTCCATTTTCAAAATCATTGAGGTGTTTTCTGAACTTTTCCATGTTCAACTCTCTCGCTGTGATTCCCTCATAATTCAACGGTTCGCCGTTTTCTCCGTTCTTCAGCATGAGCATCCTGCATGTTCCCCATTCCATTTCCGAAAATCCCAGTTCATAACATTCCATCACATAATACATTCCGATTCTCAAATCCGGATTTCTCTGCACCTCTATCATGTCAATAAAGTTTTTGTTTCCCAGTGCATCCCATACAATGTGAAAATAATATGCAAAACCTTTTTCAAAGGACTTGCATTTTCCCGAACCGTCAAGCATGATGCAGGTATCACACCCGCCTCCGCTTATGTGGTGTTTGCAGGAGGCGTTGTTGCAGGTGATTTTCCTCTTTCCCACATTTACCCCTCCATTTCCTTGAGTAACTCATGCACAACGCATCTGTAATCTTGAGACACGATTCCACGCTTTGAAAATTTCGGGAGTGGTATCATTGCCGTTGTTGATTTTTCCGCAACGATGGAACGGCGAACCGGAGTGACAAACATGTCAAATCCGGAATCTGCTTTCAACCACTCCTCAACCTCAAGAGAGGTCTTGTTTTTCTGTCGCATGGTCATGAGTGCCTTGATTCTCAAATCCGGATTGATGTCTCTCAAATCCTCAATCTGCTCCTCAAGGTTCTGCAATGCCTCGATTTCATATCCTCCAACCTTTACGGGTGCAATGATTAACTCTGCCGATATGAGGATATTTATGACCACCATGTCAAGCAGTCGACCGCAATCACAAATACAATAATCGTATGCGTCCGCTACCTCCTGCAACGCCTCACGCAATCGTGTGACTTGATTGTCCTCTGACTTGAGCAACAAATTCATGTCCGTTTTCATGAGATAGCCATTCGCCGGAATGATGTCAACGTGTGAGTATTCCGTCGGGCGAATCAAATCACCCGTTTTGTATGTACCGCCGACACATTCATGTTTCTCAAGCAGCTCACTCATTCCGATTCCGTCCGGTTCAAATACCCCGAACGTCTTTGATGTATCGCCCTGCGGGTCTCCGTCTAACACAAGCACTCTCTTTCCCTGCTCCTCGCCTAACATATAGGCGATTGAATCGGATGTCGTCGTTTTCCCGATTCCTCCCTTTGGTGACATTACTGCAATAATTCTCATGTTGTTTCCTCCTGTTATCCTGTTATATTTTTTAGTCCATAAATTCGGACGCTATATCGACCGCAACTGCTGCCACGAATAAAATCACCGCAAGAAATACCATCGCAAGCATGACAACCGCTGCAATACCTAACGCAATCAATACTTTCATCGCTTTTCTCCTCAATTCTTGATTTTCCCGTCCTTGAGGATGCTGTTGTTCGGGATGCTCATGTTCAGATTTCTCTCCATGTGTACCGCATCCGACAAATTCAGATATTCCTCAATGACCTTGATTGCCTCCTCTGCTGAATAGCAGGTTGCAACAAAATGTCCGGCTGCTGCCATATCCGCAAGGAACTCTTTTTGCGTGTCCTGCTGTCTGTTGTTCCCGAATTTCATTTCAACGAATAACCCGCAGTATGAGCCTTTCGGATATGGGAGGCACAAATCAGAAACACCCGCTTTGACACCCATCTGTTTGAATTTGACTGCCTCCTGTTTGTTTCGACTGCCTCCGTTTGGCACATGGAACAACCACTTTAATTCCGGATAACGGTTCATGTTCCATCCCGCCCATGACACGACGTTGATTTGCTCCGTGTCCTCACTTCTCTTTGCATATCTCATGTTCATTCGCTTTCGCCTCCTCTTTGCACATGTCATAATATTCGCAGAACAGACATACATGTTTGCAGTCCTTGACCTTGAGCATGTGTCTGATTCTTTCAATGATTTTTCCTGCCCTCACCTGTCCTGCTCCTCCATTTCTAAAACCATATAGGCATGAATAAAAATGGTTTTCTTTTTCCTGCCGAACT